CCTGTGTGAACTGGTTTGTGGGATCAGGTGTGAGGCTGGGGCAACAAGCAGTCAGGATACTGGTATCAAGGGGGTACTTTTTTAGGCACAAAAAAACCCTAGTCACCGAAGTGACTAGGGTTGATCTTACTTCTTACTTCTTACTTCTTAGCTCTTAGCTTTCAGAGCTTTCAGAGCTTCGTGCTCCTTTTGGAACCCCTTGCAAACCTTGTTTAACTGATTGCGTAGTGGTGTGTATCTCCCGTCTGCCTTCAATCCCTTGATTATCTGAGCGAGCTTTAGAGCTGTTCGTTCTACCAGAGGATGCTCATCCTCCTTGGCTCGCCTCTTAGCCTCTTCAACTAGGCTCTTAACTGCACCGCTGCCGGATTGTACTGCCTTAGCCATATCCGCCTTAGGTATTGAAGCAATCACCTGCAACTCCCAAGTCACCGCGTCGTCTGCTGTTACTCTAGCAGTGAGGCCCTTCTGAAGGTTTGCGATGGAATCGGTGATTACCTTCTTGGCTCTCCTTGCCGTTTCCTGTTCGGCTTCCGTTCGCGTCTTCCGCTCAGCTAAGGTCAGAGCTAGAAGCTGCCGCGTTTTGACCGGTTGTGCCGCTGTGTATATGTCATGCAGCTGTGTATAACGTGGCTGCTCCTGTTGACTCTCACCGATTACCATCGAGACAGGTTTGCTACCCTTCTCATCAAAGTCAGCGGCACGGTAGCCTTCAGCATAAAGACTGTCGATCATCGCCGTGGTCGACTTCTTGGCTTTCAGTCTGTTGGTAAGCTCAGTTTTAATGAGTGTACAAGTAGTCTTGGAGATAGGTGTAGATTGTGCGTTAAAAGTTTTCATACGTTTTATACCGCCGGATAAACGTCCGGTAACGTTGTTCCTTGGGAACGACTACTAAGCTACACAAAGATGTTTGTGTTGTCAAATCCAAGTGTAAACCTCAACGAAATCAAGGGCTTACAGGCTGGCATTGCTGCGACTTTTCCGCGTTGTAACGCGGTTTTCTGAGCTGGAACTTAGGGCCAGACCCCACCCCATACCCACCCCCCGCGTGTGTGTGAGAGGCACATGCGTTGCTATACATATTATTACAGACCAACAAATTTGGTTTTTTACCCAAAAATGACCCCCCACCCCCTATTTTTGTACCTTTTAGCGTTGCACCCCACCCCCCTGTTCCACGTGGAACACCCCCTTAGGAGTCCCAGTTGTGATTGCAAAAATTTTTTTTGCACCCTATACTTCCGCGAACGGCTTTTTAGCTTGCAAAGAATATACAAAACATGGCGTTAGCTCTTACCCCTGAAGTGGGCATAGAAATTCCTGAGAATGTAAGTTACACAGACTTGTGTATACGAGCAGAAGCGGCGTGCGAAACAGTAAAGGAACTGGAAGCTCACGGATTGCTTGTCTCCCCAAGTGATCAAGACAACGATGTTGCGTCTACCCTACTGGCAGCCTATGCAGAGGACGTTGAGAAAACTTCCAAAACGGTAACTGACGCCCGCACTTCTTCTATGACCCCTGCTTCTCTAGTACAAACACACGCCATACTCAAGGAATTCGGTCAACTCATTGCGGTACATGCAGCTGAAATTAGGAATATGGTGGTTAACAAACTTATTCTTGAAACGGAAAGCCCCAAAGATAGTACCCGGATGCAAGCGTTAATTAATCTAGGCAAGATGACAGATGTAGGATTGTTTACCGACCGCAAAGAAATTACGGTGACCCATCACAATTCCGCAGAGCTGAAGCAGAAGTTACGCGACAAGCTGGAGGTGTTAAAGAAAAACACTGATGGTGTGTATGAAGCAGTTTCTGAAGCAGTTTCTGAAGGCCAGTAAAGAATGAGGCCAGCTACCCTAACTCCTACCCCACAACAATTTTCTCCTGATGAAATTCAGCTAATGCTGGATAACCTTGATAGCTATACCGAACAGGAACAGGAAGAACTTCACAGCATAGTCGAAGGCATCCAAGAACAAGCCAAGATTGAAAGTGCTTTCAAAGACCTCATTGAATTTTGCAAAGCTATGCAAAGTGATTATCAAGTAGGTAGGCACCATAGGCTATTGGGGGACTTGCTTATGGAGATAGAACAGGGCCGTGCTTATGACGAAGAAGGCACGCCGATGGCTGATACGGGTAAAGACCGGATATGCGTTAATATTCCTCCTCGTCATGGTAAGTCTCAGTTAGTTTCTATCTATTTCCCGGCATGGTTCTTGGGGCGTAACCCAGACAAGAAAGTGATGATGGTGTCGCATACTACTGATTTAGCTGTAGATTTTGGTCGTAAGGTACGTAATCTTATTTCCACCCCTGAGTACCAGAAGATTTTCCCTACAGTTAAATTGGCTGTAGATTCCAAGAGTGCGGGGCGTTGGAACACGAGTGCTGGCGGAGAGTATTACGCCTGTGGCATAGGCTCCTCCATTGCCGGTCGTGGTGCTCACTTGTTACTTATTGATGACCCCCACTCTGAGCAAGATGTTTTAAGTGGGAACTTTGATGTGTTTGATCGTGCCTATGAATGGTTTACTTACGGCGCACGTACTCGTTTGATGCCCGGTGGTCGGGTGGCTATTGTACAAACACGTTGGCACCTTGACGATCTGACGGGGCGAGTAGTGCGGGACATGGCACAGAATGAACAAGCTGATCAATATGAGATTGTGGAATTCCCGGCGATACTTGAAGTAACCAAAGAGACTACTAAGAAGAAGAAAGGGAAAAAAGTAACTGAAACACAGGTCATAGAGAAACCTTTGTGGCCTGAGTTTTTTAATCTGGATGCGTTGGCTCGTACTAAAGCGTCAATGCCATTATTTCAGTGGAACGCACAGTACCAGCAGAATCCTACTGCTGAAGAAGCAGCACTAATAAAACGGGAGTGGTGGAAAGAGTGGAAGGAAGAAAGACCCCCCGAATGTGAGTATCTTATTATGTCACTGGATGCAGCGGCTGAAACCCACAACCGTGCTGACTACACCGCCATTACCACATGGGGAGTATTTAAGAACGAGGAAGAAAATTGCTATTGTATTATTCTGCTTAACGCTGTTAAGAAGCGGGTAGAATTTCCTGAGCTTAAAAAGTTAGCCCAAGAAGAATATGATGAATGGCAACCTGATGCGTTTATTGTGGAGAAGAAAAGTAACGGAACTCCACTATACCAAGAATTACGTAGGACAGGCATGATGGTACAAGAGTATACTCCTCACCGAGGAAGCGGGGATAAAACGGCACGTTTGAATTCTGTGGCGGATATTGTAAGTTCTGGGTTATGTTGGGTTCCTCAAACACGGTGGGCTGAAGAGTTGGTTGAGGAAGTTGCTGGCTTTCCATTTATGCCACATGATGACTTAGTTGATACTACTGTAATGGCGTTGATGCGGTTTAGGCAGGGAGGATTTATATCACTTCCCACAGATGAGCCAGAGGACCAGATATTTTTTAAAGGCCATCGTGGGGGTGGGTATTACTAGATGAGTGTTGAACTAGGTGCTAATCAACAGACAGTAGTAGATAGACTATCCACTTGTAATGAATGCCCACAACTTATTAAAGCAGTACAGGTTTGCAAAGAGTGCGGGTGTTTTATGCCAGCTAAAGTGTGGATAATGGGACAACGATGCCCCATTGATAAATGGGCCGCAATTGAGGACTAAGTAATGGCAATCGAGCGCAGTTTAAATGGAATGCTCCAAGGGGAAGACACCCTAGGTAATCTGGGGGAAGTAGGTATTGAGGATGTCCTTGAGATTGAAGTAGACATGCCTGAAATCTCAGAGATGGAGGATGGCAGTGTAGAAATCATGCTTGTCTCCGAGACTGATGACATCGACAGTGCACCGTTTGATGCCAACCTTGCGGAGTACATGGATGACGGTCAGCTTACTGAGTTATCTACAGAACTCGTTGCCGAAGTGGAAGCAGATACCCAGAGTCGTAGGGAGTGGGCAGATACGTTTGTCAAAGGCATGCAGGTATTGGGCTTCAATTATGAGAATCGTACTGAGCCTTGGCAAGATGCTTGTGGTGTATACAGTACTGTACTAGCCGAAGCTGCCATACGTTTCCAAGCAGAAGCGATGAGTGAGACTTTCCCTGCTGGTGGCCCAGTTAAAACTCAAATATTGGGGGAAATAACCCAAGATAAAGAAGACGCAGCTCTGCGTGTTAAGACAGATATGAACTACGAGCTAACGGACGTGATGGTGGAGTACCGCCCTGAACACGAACGTATGCTGTACAGCTTAGGATTAGCCGGTTCCGCCTTCAAAAAGGTATATTTTGATCCCAACCTAGACCGTCAGGTTGCTTTGTACATCCCTGCGGAAGACATGGTTGTACCCTACGGCGCGTCTAACTTGGAAACCGCAGAGCGTGTTACGCACATCATGCGTAAAACCAAGAATGAAATGGTTAAATTACAGGATGCAGGGTTCTATAGGCATGTAGAACTAGGTGACCCAGTTAACTTTACCACTGATATTGAAGAACAAAAGGCCAAAGAGAGCGGTTTTTCCATCAATGAGGACAATCGCTACACGTTATATGAGATTCACGCCGACTTAATCCTTGATGAAATAGACCAACCAGAGCGAGAACGCCCCCGTGGTATGGGGTTAGCCCGTGGAGAAGATCGAAAAGAGGGGGAAGCCCTCCAAATAGCCCTCCCTTACGTGGTAACACTAGAACAAGGCACTGGCACAGTCCTTGCAGTACGCAGAAACTGGAACCCTGATGATCCGTTAAAGCTAAAGCGTCAACATTTTGTCCATTATGTGTACGTTCCGGGGTTTGGCTTCTATGGTCTTGGTTTAATTCACATTATTGGGGGCTATGCACGCGCAGGAACCTCCATAATCCGTCAATTAGTTGACGCTGGTACCCTTTCTAACCTACCGGGTGGCTTAAAATCCCGTGGATTACGGGTAAAAGGGGACGATACCCCCATTGGGCCGGGTGAATTCCGTGATGTTGACGTGCCTAGTGGGTCAATACGCGAGAATATCCTCCCATTACCTTATAAAGAGCCAAGTCAGACGTTATTGGCCCTATTAGACAAGATTACTGAAGAAGGCCGTAGATTAGGCGCTATATCAGACATGAACATCTCCGATATGAGTGCAAATGCACCTGTCGGCACCACATTAGCTCTACTTGAGCGTACTTTAAAGCCAATGGCAGCGGTGCAATCCCGTGTTCACTACGCCATGAAGCAGGAATTTAAGCTTCTGCGGGCTATTATGTCTGAGTACGCACCCGTAGAGTATGAGTACATGCCTGATCGTGGGGAGCAACGTGCTCGTCAAGGTGACTATGCCACGGTGGAAGTAATTCCTGTCAGTGATCCTAATAGCAGCACGATGGCACAGAGAGTTGTGCAATATCAGACTGTTATGCAAATGGCACAGGCTGCCCCACAAATCTATGACCTACCACAGCTGCATCGGCAGATGATCGAGGTCTTGGGAATTAAGAATGCGGATAAGTTAGTACCAACCGAAGATGATTTAAACCCCATAGACCCAGTTAGCGAGAATATGGATGCCCTTACAGGTACACCCATTAAAGCGTTTATTCTCCAAGACCATCAAGCTCATATTCAGACCCACGAAGCATTTATGAGTGATCCTCAGATGGCAGCGTTTATAGGACAGAATCCAGCGGCTAACCAAATCATGGGATCACTACAAGCACACCTAGCTGAACACATGGCCTTCCTTTATAGACAGCAAATTGAAACAAATCTGGGGGCTGCATTGCCTCCACCGAGTGAGGAGTTCGATCCTATACTTGCTAACTCTATTGCTGGTTTACAAGCTAAAGCAGCCATACAACTAAACCAAGAAAAGCAAGCACAAGCCGCACAACAGCAAGCACAACAAATGGCTGAAGACCCATTAGTGCAGATGCAACAAGCAGAGCTTGAACTTAAAGTAAGTGATCAAGAACGTTTGGCTACTAAGGATGCGGGTGAGTTAGCATTGGATCAAAAACGCCTTGATTTGGATAAAGAAAAAGCCAAGACCACAGCAGTGCTGGAAGCTAGTCGCATAGCTTCACAGAATGAACAAGCACAGGCAAAGAATGACTTGGCAGAAGCCAAAGCAATTATAGATGCAACTAAGGAGCGCGCAGAAGCGCATCGTGATGCGTCTGAAGCTTACCGTGATGACCGAGAGGACAGGTAGCCAATGAAACGAATGACAACCCAGCTAAAAGTTACAGATATTGATTACTTGCTCGATACTATTAGTGCCCAAAAATTCTACCAAGCTCAGGACAAGCTGGGTAATGATTGTCGAGGGCTTAATCCGGGGTTTACTGAAGAAGTTGAAAAAGAACTAGATAGAATCTACCAAATGTTGGTGGAACTGCAAAACGAGTGGCGGTACGACTCAGCTTTTATATACCTCGCCCTTATGGACGACATTGACTTATCGCTAAAACATTAAGGGGCAAAAGAGCTAATGGCTAAAACCGTCTTTGACGTGCTGAATGACAGATTTACAGAGCAGAAACGCTCTAGCGAAGAATTCTTAAGCTCTGGTGCGTGCAAAGACTTTGCCGAGTACAGAGAAGTGTGTGGTGTTATTCGAGGTTTTGACACTGCATTACGAGAAATCAATGACCTCTCGCGTAATTACATGGAAGATGAAGATGACTGAGATGACGGCTTTAGAGATAAAGCGGCAAGAGAAAATAGAAGAAATAGAAGTGTCACAGGAAGAGATGGAAGCATTCATCCCTAAACCTGTAGGGTATAGGGTACTTGTAGCCCTCCCTAATGTAGAAGAAACGTTTTCAAATGGTATTTTGAAGGCAGCTAAAACCCTCCATGAAGAGTACGTCCTGTCTACGATAGGGGTGGTGCTAGATATGGGGGAGCAAGCATACACTGACAAAGACCGATTCCCTACTGGTCCGTGGTGTAAAGCCGGGGACTTTGTAATGTTTCGAGCTAATACAGGTACACGTTTTAAGGTAGGCGCTCAGGAGTATCGTCTGATGAATGACGATTCTATTGAAGCCATTGTTAATGATCCGAGTGGAATCACTCGTGCGTGAGGAATAAATTATGCCAATGCAACAAGTAGAGTACGAATTTCCTGATCCTGATAAGAAGGAAGGTAAGGAAGTGGAGGTGGACGTAGCAGAGGAAGCTGAGTTTGAGATAGAAATAGAAGGTGCTGTTGGGCGGGAAGAAATTGGTAAGCCTAAAGAAATAGAAGTCGAGGTGGTAGATGACACCCCTAAAGCAGACAGAGGGCGTAAGTCTTCTAGCCCCCCGGAAGAAGTAACTGAGGAAGAGTTGGAAAACTATTCTGAAAAAGTTAAAAAACGCATTAAGCATTTTAGTAAAGGCTACCATGATGAACGTAGAGCCAAGGAAACAGCAGAGCGAGAACGGACAGAACTTGAACGTTACACTAGGCAGTTAGTTGATGAAAATAAGGAGTTAAAAGGGTCTGTCAATAAAAGCCACAACACCCTTATAGATTCGGCAAAGCAACAAGTGGAAACCGAACTTGGTTCGGCTAAGCGTCAGTACAAACAAGCTTACGAAGGTGGGCAATCAGAGGAAATGGTTACGGCGCAAGAAGCGTTAAATGCAGCTCAGATAAGAGCAGACAAAGTAAATAACCTCCAACGCCGTGAGGAAACCCCTTTACAAACTCCTGACAATGCGAAAGAATCACCCAAAGCTAGCCCCACTATCCAACGCGACCCTCAAGCTATTGCTTGGGCAGACAACAATTCTTGGTTTGGTGCTGATGACGAGATGACAGCTTTTGCGTTAGGGTTACACACAAAATTAACGAAAGGGGGTGTTAATCCCCAATCAGATGAATACTACGAGAAGATTGATTCTCGGATGCGAGAGATATTCCCTGCTGAGTTTGATGAGGGAATCGAAGATGAACCAGTAGGACGGAAAAAATCGAGCAATGTGGTTGCTCCCGCTACGCGGAGCCGGTCACCTAAAAAGGTGACATTATCGCAAACACAAGTAGCTCTTGCAAAACGACTAGGCGTTACCCTAGAAGATTACGCTAAACAAGCTGCGGTATTAATGAGGAAACAAGACTAATGGCTGAAAATAGACTCGATAGAGAACTAGATACCACTGAAAAGAAAACCCATAAGGCTGCATGGACTAGGCCAGAATTACTGCCTAGCCCTACACCGCAAGAAGGGTATAAATTTCACTGGGTTCGCGTTGCGACCAACGGTCAGCCTGATCCTACGAATGTTTCTTCAAAGTTACGAGAAGGTT